AATAGGGCCTTTAACAGGCCCTATAATGATTAAGATAAGTTATTGTTTTGGATATATAGTACAGTTACAGTTGCAGCACCAGTAGTACCGTCATCTGAACCTGCAGCAAAATCTGCTAAAACTTGTATATCTGTAGTTCCTACGTCAGTAGCTTCAGTGTCTAAAGTTCCACGAGTAGTTCCTAATGCTTTTACGTTTACAGCATCGAGAAATGCATTTGGATCTGTTGAAGTTCCTACACTAACAGTAGCAGTACCACTATCATTGCTAACTGTAGTAACGTTTAAAATTACATCTACAATTTGTGAATTAGCAGGAATAGTTGCGCATACTTGATCGTTTGCATCTGCTCCTATAATATCGATTACTTTAGATTGTGCCATTACGACAGAACCTACGTTTGTTACATCAGATCCTAAAGTAGTACCTGTTGTATCTTTAATTGTTCCGGCCTTAATTGGGCCAGAAAAAGTAGTTGTTCCCATATGTCTACCTCCTTGTAGTCGTTTAAGTCTTAGGGAAAGAGAGGGCGATAACACCCTCTCTCAGTTTTTTAATTATTAGGCTGCGCCTGGAGTACCGAAGATACCTCTCCAATCGGTGAAACCGAATGAATATCTTTCTGATACTTTGTAGCGTAAGTTTCCTGTCTCAAAATCACCTTCAACAGCTTTTTTAAGTGAACGTCTTACGAAATGCTTCATGCCATCTGGCACGTCAGTCATTAAGAAGAACGCATCAGGGTCAGTTAGACGCTGATTAACTGCTACGCCACCAGGGATCATTCCCATTGATTTCATAGCGTTAATATCATTGTCAGCTGTACCTGGTCTTAAGTTACTGTTAATGATTCTTTCAGCAACAAACATTAACTCAGGTGGAACGATTAGCTTCTGACCTGTAGCTGCAACAGGAATACCTCTATCATCTGTCATTTCAGAAATCTGAATTAACATTGTCTCTAGAGATGTTTCTGATAAGTCAGCTGCAGTTGCGAGAATGTTTGAAGCTGTTCCGCCACCGCCAAGTGGGTGAGATGCATTAAGCATGCTTACTCCGTCACCACCGACTACTGTGTTAAAGCCATTGTTTAAGATGTTAGCACCTTTGATTTCTTTTGTGTGCTGCATTGATCTTGCTAAAGCTCTAGCGTATTTTGCACCAAGTGAACCGTAAAGACCATCTTCTTCAGCTTCCTCAGTAATTGAGAATGCTAATGCGATTGTCTCGTGGGTATATCTTGCTACAATACCTTCTCTTCCTGATTCGTAAGAGATGGCTGCGCCTTCTGCTTTAGTAGGAGCTGCACCGAAACCAATCATCTGTACATCTTCTTCAAAAGCCTTTTGTGATTGCTCAACAGAGAATATTTCTCTCCACTGTTCTGGGTAACGGTCATATTCCATACCAAAAATAGTGTTGAGGCCTAAGTTAAGCTGTTTTGTAAATAAAGATCTATTTAATGCCATAACTTATTATACTCCTGCGCCTTGAGTCGATAATCTGTGCTGGTTGATAACTACTTCAACTTTAGCATTCTCACCGAAATCATTATTAGGCTCATCTACTTTTCTTAGAACTCTAAGAACAAGTGAACTTGTTGCTAGAGTGTCGTTATCCAACTCTTGTTGTGAATAACCGTAAGTAGAATTACCTGCTGTTAATAGAACGTTTGCTGTCTCACCAATGTTAGCTTGAGCAATAGAACCGTTACCGGCCTGTACTGTGTAAGTAATCATTGGATCGTCATAAACATAAGCTTTCACTGTTGTGTTAGCTTTTACTGTTGTGCCGGAAGTCCATTTTTTTACAAACTTCACGTCACCTGTACTTTCATCGACATATTCAGCGCCGTAAAATACTCCAATTGCTTTTTCGTTATTAGCGAAAGTGTCTAAATATCCATCTGATCCGAGATCTACGATATCGCCAGAAAAGAAATTTGCAGCTTTGCCATTTGCAATTAGGTATTCATTAGCTCTGATCACGCCGCCGGTTAAGTGTCTTTTAGGTACAAAACCGTTTGGTGTGTCTGCGTTAGCCATTTTATATTTACCTCCTTAAAATTGCCATTGCCTTACTCACCACCTACTGTCGTTTTAGATCGATGTTCTCGTTGAATAGGATTTCCTGGTTGTTCTGATCTATGTAAGTCATGTTCGACTGCAAGTTCTTGATTTCGTGTTTTATTTGCATAATATTCATTACGCTGCGAAACCATTTCCTCTGGCATTTCACAAAGAACCATTCCTTCAACGCCAATGTAACCGGCGAACTTTCCATGTTCGATAGTAGCAACAGCAAAATCTTTAGACACAGTCTTTGGATCTCTTGGTTGCCAACCTTCTCTCATTCGTTTCGCCCAATTAGTTGGGTTATCTTGACCTAAAATGCTAGTCGCTACCCAACGTTGCTTATATCCTGGCCTCGCTGGTGGCGCCTCTAACAATGATGGCGGTCTCCAAGCTTTTTTACGAGAAAGCTCATCTCGTGTTTCTTTAGTTGTCATTATCAGGCTCCTTTTCTATTTGTCCTGTATTGAAAGACTAGCAAGTTCCCTTGCGTATCTTTTCAGTGCCGCTGGATCGCTAATATCTATTCCAAATTTTCTAGCATTTGCTAGATCATCAGCAGATAGCTTAACGCTCTTAGCAGAACCCGATGTAGATCGAGAAACACCTGCAACTGGCGATTGCACTCTTTTCTGTTCCAAAGATACAATCTTTTTATCATCTTGTGAAGTGTTTTTATCTGCGGTTTCTTGCGGATTTATTAAGTTAGGAAAATACTTAGATAGTCTTTTATCTAACTCTTCGTAATAATCTGGATCATTAAGATCGTATCCTTCATTAGTTAATTGAGTATCAATACCAATAGCTAAAGAAGTAGCATCCATATGATCAGATTTATTCCACCAACTAGAATTTTTAGCAATCCATTCTTTTGCTAATTCTGGTACTTCTTGTGGTTTTTGAACATCTGGTTTTGCTGTTTGTTGCGGCTCTATTTTTTTCGTTTGTCTTAAATCAGACATACGTTCCATTAGTTCTACCTGTTTATCAGTTTCACCAGATTCAATAGCTTCTCTTAATTGTTGAGCTACTGTTTTATATTGAACTTCTTTTTCTTCTTGTTCTTTTTCCTGCATAGAAGATTCAATACGAGCTAAACGTTCTTCAAGCATTTTTGCTTTTTCAGATGCTGCTCTCGTTTTTGCAACTTCTTTTGCGATACGTTTTTTTACTCTTTCCGAATAAGGCTCTTTTTTGATTTCTTCTAATTCAGATTTAAGATTAAAAAGTTCAGTTTCTAATGCAGGTTTTTCTGATTCTGCATTCTCAGAAGAATCTCTTTCATTATCCAACTGTTCTTCATTGACTGCTTTTTCAATTGGATTCTGATAAGTTTGTTCTTCTTTTTCTTCGTCAAGTGTTACCTCGATTTCTTTTAGTTCTTCGTCTGTCATGGTTTAACCTCCCATGTATTGCGTGGTTGTGTACCACGTGTTTATACTTTAGTTGTTAAGATATCAGGGTTTGGTAAAACTGCCAATATCTCATCATCATTTAACAGAAGCATTTTAACGCCACCTACGTCAATTTTACTTCCTGCGTATCTACCATATACTACATAATCGCCAATTGTACACCATGGTTTTTTGCTTTTATCATAACATTCATTTCCCATAGCAACCACTCTTCCTTTACTATTTAAGTAAGCTTGATCTTCTACAGCTTTATCAGTTAAGATAATTCCACCTTTTGTTTTCTTAATCGGTGCAATTGGTCGAATAAGTATTCGATATCCACAAGGGATTGGTAGTTCTTTTGGATCAGCAACATCACTGTCGGTGTGCCAATCATTATTCATGACTATATTACTCATCTTCGAGTATATCTCCTTTCATGTATCGTTCAGAAATATCTTTAATAATATCTCTGGCTCTATCTAAACCATGAACTATTCCGATAGTTTTAATATATTGTTCGTGAGTATCAAATCCTGGATTAACAGTTCGTTCAGATAAATCTTTTCTAAGTTTTTTTATTTCCTCTAATATTGCTTCCGTTAGTTTGAGCATTAGATATCCTTTCTTTTAAAGCAGTAAGTGTTTCATTAAAATTTTTTTGAAGTTCTTTTGAAGCTTGAGCAAATAGATTAGGTTTAATAATTTGAACTTGAATGTTCTTATTCAAAAGAAATTTTTTAGCTTGGCGAATTTCTTCACCAGTTGGTCGATTACTTTTCATTTTTAATCTCTTTCTTTATTTTTAAACCCTCCTTTAAAGCTTTTAGTTCAAGTTCTTTATTTAATCGATCTTGTACTTGACCATCTTTCTTCACACCTTCTATAAATCTAGCTTCTCTTATTTGCATTTCTTTCGCTTTAAGTTGAAGTTCAGCTTGATCTTTAGCATTCTGCTGTTGTTGTTTAACTTGTTCTTCACTTGGAGGTTGACTTTGAGCGAGTAATTGAGCTGTTTGTGCTTCAAACTGTGCTAAAGCGTTTTCTGCTTCTGGAGATAATTCTTCCTGTTTATCATCTTGATCTTTAAAGTCTATATTAGGAATTTGCATCTGCATTCCTGCTTGTTGTCCTAAATTCTGCATTGTCATTTTATACTGATACGCTAAATGTTCTGCCATGTGCGCTAACATAGGACCTAAGATAGCTTGTTGTGCTTGAGTGTTTCCACCAAATCGTGGATCAGCTAAAAATTGTTGATGAACTGCTAAGTGAGCGGTATGATTTTGATCCATAAACGCTTTTATTGGAGTTTGATTTAATACTGCCATATTTTCAGAGACAGGATCCATTCTTTTTGGCTCCATTTCTTCAAGTA